CTCTGAGACATAGCTATTGGAATTTGTGAGGCCAGCGCCCGTTTCAACCACTATTGTTGCCATTATTCGTCCTCAAGCCAGCCGTAAGTTGATCCAGACACTGTGCAACTTTTATCCGATGATGCGAGCAAGGCAACAACGGCTCCCGAAATAAATCTAAAAGGCACAGGGAAATTGAAAGCTACAGTATTGTCTTGAACGCCAATTGACCCATAAGGCACTAATGCAAATGGGTTATTAAATACATTTCCATTGTAAGAATTTGCAGCCAGTTTAATTAACACTCTCGCCGTAGTTGAACCGCTAACACTACCAGCAGTTGCTCCGCTCAAATAAAATACTTTGCCTCTTGGCACCATCCTGGCACTAGAAACCTGAACAGGATTTCCGGTTAGTATTTCCGCGTAACTATTCCCGTTATTTGTAAATGTAATATCTCCGGCGGCATGAGCTAAAGCGCCAAAGGTTATCATGTGAGCTAAATTTATAAATCTGATATTTGTTGCGACTGTTAAAACGGGCGTTGTTCCCGTCATAATTACAGTTTCAATTTGTTCATCAAGATTATTGTCTAAATAATGAATCTCAAGCGTTCTGATGCCGGTTCCTGCCGCAGAGTCATTTTCGCTGGTGCTGACTACCGAAATTCTGATGCCTGTTGGGTGCGGTGCAGTAAATGCGCCGTTTGACCAGATAATCTGATCGGTCGTTGCGCCGATTAATTCTCGCTCACCAAATGAGCCAAATGGAGTAGCCCCAGGAACATATCCCCGCGCTATATCGTTCTGTATTGAATCAACCGGCAGTCGATCAAGTCTAGTGACCAACTGGTGTGACGTATCGCTACGCGCCGAAGTTGAAAGCCTTATACCTTGTGCTGACATAATTTGTCCTGTTGAAAGAGATTGGGGCGACCGAAGCCGCCCCGTTCGTCTTAGCCCAACAGCAACGCGGTATGTTCTGGCTTGATGTTCTTAACACCCCAAGCCAAACCAACCTCGTAACGCACCTTGCGGTAGCCCTTGTACATCGCAAATTCCATGCTCAAGCCTGAACGCGGATCAGTGATGACAATAACGTCTTCGGCCATGTCGCCTTCTTCTGGGCGAGCTGGTGAACGAGCGGCAAGCACAAGTGCAGACCGATTGAACGCCATGTTACGAGCAGAAGCAGCAGCGATAGTCACAGCCTTAGCAGAAGCAGGTAATGCCTGACGCAAGCCAGGAGCCGCAATTACTACGTTGCCAGGAGCAGCAACACCAGTTGTCACGACATACTTGTTGGTGTCACCAGCGAAGCTGATAACGTCGCCAGCCAGAACAGTACCTGAACCAGTGATCAGAGCAATGGTAGTTGCACCAACCGCAAAGCCAGCAGCACTTGATGTGTAGTTAGTGCCAGTACCAGCAGCAGCAGTTTGAACCTGAGCAGATTCACGCAGTGGCATACCAGCAAGATCGAGCAGAACGCCTTGACGCAGCATTGAGTCAGTACCGGCAGCGTTAACAGCCGATTGCTTACCAATGAAGTTCGCGCCAGCAGAAGTGTTGATTACTAACTGGTTGTCGCTGATTGGTGAGCCGTTGTCCTTCAGGATTTTCATCACGTTGGAAGCGTCGGTATAGTCATTAGCGGTGCCGAATGGCGTAGTGCCAGCGGTGCCGTATGCTCGCGAGAACGTAGACTGCAAGCCAGCAAGGTCAAACTCGACCTCGTTAACGATTGCACGAATAGCCTGAGCGATCTTGTTTGCTCGGGTTCCCATGTAGCCAGGGCCAGTGTTCAGCTTCTTCTGGTCGTCGCCAATGAAACCAAACTCAGCGGCTCGGCTCTTGGTGATCTGGATGATCGTTGAGCCAGAAGTTTGACCAGTAGGCTCGGGAACGGTCATAGATGGGGTGATGTCAGACACGTTGCCAGCAGGCTCTACGTCAACAACGATGTTCTGGTTGATACCGGCTCGGTCAGAACTTGCGTTCATCGTTACAGCAGGGATCAGGCCCGTTAATTCACGGGACACGATGTCGAGTGCCTCATAAATATCGGGAACAATTGCACTAATAGTATTTTCGGCCATGATTTTTTACCTTATCAATTATCGGTTAGTTTGCCGCCAGATTTCACGAATGACATCCGGCTTGCTGGGTCTAGTGCCTCAAATTCAGCACGGGATTTAACTTTTGCAGCACCGCCGCTATTTGAGCCACCAGAGGCACCGCCACCTGATGATTGATTGCCCTTCAACAATGACGAATATCTCGCATCGTTTTTGAACTCGGCTTTGAGGTCGTCCAGAGTGGACACCGTAAGATCGCCTGAAGAGTCCGTGACTTTAACACCGTCATCATGATACTTCAAACGTCTAGAAATGAACTCACTGAGCAACTCTGCGTTGGCACCATCGGCTAATTCCGTTGCAACCTTCATCGCAGCATTGTTTCGCTTTTCGTTCGCTACGTTGGCCCTCATTGACTCTAACTCTTTCACCGTTGCCTGATAGCGTTCTTCAGATGATCGGTGCAGTTGTTCAAAGTCCCCTTTCTCTCGCGCTATTCGTTCGCGCTCGACTTGTGATTGCTCTTCAATCTCCCGTTTTGCTGATTTAGCCTTTTTGGCCTCGGTCAGCAATTCGTCCATCTTGGCTTTCATTGCTGCGTTTTCAGACATCAATGCTTCAAGATCGACAGTAGGCGCAATCGGTGTTTCTTCTTGTATTTCTTGTTGCTCGCTCATCTCATTCTCCTTGGTCACAAACCAACACCCACTGGGCGCATCATATATCGGACAACACAAGTGGTCTCATGCCTTCCAATTCTCTCAACGTGTAAACCCGACCCGTCGGATCAACAAATTTGTCTAATGTAAGAGCTCCAGACCTGAACAGCCTTGACCGCTCAATACCTAACGCCTCATCAATAAATTCTCGGTTCTGATTTCTTAGCCATCCGCTATACGTTGTCTTTGTCGATACCTGTTCCGGCCCTTCAGAGCCAAGCGATGGTCTGGTCGCTTTGGTATCAAGACCTAGATCAAATTCTGGCCTAATCTTAGGCACAGTTGTTGACCTGCAACCAAAATGCGCTGGCGGCATCGGGCCTTCATCAACGTTGTAAAATTGACCGTCTCGACTCATGCAAACGAACGTCGTCCTGCCGTCCAATGTGCTTACCCATTCATATCGGTCTATATATTTGCTGTTTTGCTTGTATGTTTCTTTTCTTGTTACGCTGCTAACATGATTGATGATCGTGCTGGTCAATGAAGCGACTTGGCGCTTAATCAGAGTACTTACCAGATTGTTAACATCCCTGCTGATCACTTGAGTAGTGTTGCCAAGTGTTACCCCATCAGATATCGCCTGAGTTATCTGAGCGATCTTGCTGACCCCCAACTTGGTCAATGATTCGCTTATTGTCGGGGCAATACCTCTTACAACTGCCATCGGTGTAGACTGAACGGCAGTCAATAAAGCGGCTTCTGTGGGCAATGTCAGGGCAATAGTCGATGCTTTGTTGATCATCTCGACGCTAAACCTTGCCTCGCTTTGAGCCAGGTCGATAACGTCCATCAGAATCAGTGACTTGATATCCTGAAACCCGATTTGACTTAAGGCGGTTATATCCCTTAAAACGTCCGCCAATCGCTGCGCTTGGAAGTTTGTCGGCTCTTGCGCCAATCTGGCATTGATCTTCCGACGTAGTTGATTCAGCATCTTGACTGCTTCTTTAGACCTGCCAGCGCCGTAGCGTTGCAAGAATATCTGATGCCTAGTCGCTGCATCAATCAGATACTGGTTGCTGCTCACTTAGATCATGCTCAGTATGTCGGTTGACTCAACGTCGCCATCAAGCACTTGGTTGGTTCGCTCTGAGTCGATCAGGTTGGCTTTACGCATCAAGTCCCTGACATCATCCTTGGCTATTACGCCACGATCCATCAGTTGAATCTGAGCCATCAGTAATTGTGGGTCAATTGTTGCGTCATAGAACTCTTTGTTGACCTGAATCACTGGCTCGACAGTGCCGCCCATGAAGTCCATCGCCCAGTACAGGCATTTATAGAACCCCTCCTCAATGTTGATGATGATCGAACCAAGTTTGCTGTTCTGACCGCTGAACCTGATCTTTGCCGCTTCTGCTGTCTCGTTGCCGCCCTGATCCTGAATGATTCGAGCGCCAATCTTGACCATCTGCATTTCTTTGATTTCCATACCTTTAAGTGGCATTTGGTTCTCGCCAGCTTGTAATAGCATAGCGTTGCCGCCTTCTGGGAGCATGATGCCTGATCGCGAACCCATTGAAATACCCGCGCTCATGTTCTGCTCAACCCATGATTGAGTCAGACCGACGAATACCGGAGTCGGTTGACCAACGAGAAAACTGGATTCCTCATAGTCTGCCGAATTGCGGTAATGGCTGACGTTAAGCTCGGCAATGTCATACAGCGGGGCTTTGTCTACTGATTCATCGTTGTTGACTGACCCAACGAACACAAACGGGATTTCGTCCCATAGTGAGCCGTCCATCTTGCGCGGATAGATATTGTATTCAGCGCCCTCATACTCATCATCATCATCTGAGTTTTGGCTTGTGCCAAACATGATCAGTTCATTGTTCTCATCGTACAAATTCTGAACGTAGATGCCGTCATCCATTCTCAGCACTCTATGATAAATGCACTCAGTTGCCTCAAACCCGTCGTCGCTATACTTCATTGTCGGTTCGCGCAGCACTACCAATGACAGACGTTTAACGCCTCCAATGTTTTCTGTACGCCAGTTTATGATTGATTCGGCAGGATAGGGCAGGATTGTCGCTCTAAGCTCTAACGCCCTAACCTCGGCGTCTGTGAGGCCCATTTGGGCTGATGGGTAATCAACCAGCAAGCCATATCGTCCGACCATCAAAGTCTCGCCAGCAGCATCCTTAATCATTTGCTCTATTGACAGGCCGTCGCCATTAGCATCATCCAGCATGTATTGAATATTCGTGTCCAGTTCGATTGTGCTGGGCCGCCTAAACACCATGCCAAGCATCCCTTCTTTAGTGTGGCCCGTAAAGTTGACATAGCTGGCTCGCTCGACGTAGGCGCGATACCTGAGCTTATTGTCTGCGCTCCCATCATTGGCATTCGGTGGTGGCAAATAGGCTGTACCGGCAAGACCGCCAAGCATTCCCTCGGCACCCTTGGCCCTCGACTTGATCGCTGAT